ACACGGGCAACATAATCTGTAAAGTTCGTAGTCATGCCTGCCCATTCAAGCACTTCCATGGGCGGAATCGTCGTGTTCTCAAACCTACCGTATGACCGCCGGAATGGGTTGTTGCGGTTCCTGATGTCCTCGACTTCGTCGCAATACACCTCGCAGAGAACACCGAGGGCACAGAACTCGCAGGTGCCCGACTCAGTCGTGTCTTGGACCAGTCTCCGGGTTCCCTGCTTGTACTTCCCGGAGCGCAGAGCGGCAACCCACAGATCACGGGCAATCAGGTTCATCCAAGTCTTCATGGCTTTCCTTTCGGTGGAAACTGTCTAGACCCTAGACAGAGGGTGCTGAAGAGTGGGTTCACAATGAACACAATCTCCAACAACGGAATGGTATCAGAAAGGAATGACCATGTCAAGACCCCAAGAATAGTGAGGGTAAACTTTGGATTACCTATGGGTCTACAGGTTGGATACCTTAGAGTAACTAAAGAGTTGACTTAAGTAGTACTTCTACTAGTCTTATCTCTAATCCTGTATAGATCCTTATAGAGGTCTTTATAAGGATACCTAGGGTATAACTAAAGGGATGTCTAGACCCTAGACAGGTTGTTTCTGATTACAGAAACGGATACGACTGGTATAACTACAGGCAACCCAAAGCAACTGGGGTCGGTTCTTGGCGTGTCTAACTGGGGACGGCCCGCGATGACAGTAGTGATGACAGCGAAGCGACCCGGATTGAACTGGGGTCGTTGCGGGCTGGAATCGATTGGAATCGACCGGGCCTGATGACAGTAGTGATGACAGCGGCCCGATAAATTTTTCGGTGCGCCCATGAGAAAGCCCCCGAGCCGCTCCATAGCGACCCGGGGGCGAGTGGTGCTGTCTAGGGTCTAGACGTTAGGCTTGGCCCTTGCCCTTGCGGATGGACGCAGCGCGGGCAGCGATGGTCGCGGGATCCGGGTCTCCCTTCGCGGGCTTATCGCTGGCCTCGACTTGCTGCGCTTCGACGGCCTCGATCGCCCCACGCAGGAAGGCCACGGCCTTCGCGTGATCGCCCTTCGCGCACTTCAAGGCGAGGTCGGCCAGTTGCGCCGTAGCGGGCTTCGCGTTCGCGCCGTCCTTGCCCGCCGCGTAGCGCAGTTCCGAAACGGTCGGCTTCCCGGGCTTCGCCGCGTTCCGCTTGGCAGAGTCGAGTGCGCCGACAATGGCGATCTTGCGATCCGCTTCGGGCAGGTCCTTGCCGACACTCGCGAGGTGCCGAAGGCCGTCCGCGGGCAAGCCCTCGATGGCATCGGGACCCGCTGCCCAACCCACCAGCGCGATGCGGGCGGAAGCGTCTGCCGAAGCCCGGGCGATGCCTTGCGAAGTGAGGGCTTGCGTGAGGTAGGGCAGGGCTTCGACCTTCAGGAAGGAATGGCATCCGGCATCGAGGGCAGCGATCGCGGCGATGCCGAAGGCGCGCATGGACCCGGAGAGCGTCGACGCTGCGCCCATGAGGGCGTCGTGCAGGGGCTTCATGCGCTTGGGCATGGTCGCGGCTTCGGGCTTCGTGGCGGTCGATTCGATCACGGCGTTCTGAGTGTTCTTCACGGTTCAATCCTCTTTCGGTTCAAGGCACTAGGTCCGGCCCTTCCACATGGATAGAGCATCGGCCATGGGTGAAGAGTAGCCGAAACCTAGGACGGTGTCAAGCCCCACATCAGGAAACGAAACGGCGAGGGAGAGACAGAGTGTCTAGACCCTAGACAACCCGTTCCACATCCCGCCGCGTTTCCATCGGATCACCCATGAGCCCACGCTTGGATCCGTTCAAGTCTCGCGCCCGTTTCCGACCTAGTCAGAACGTGGGGATAGCGTCGAGCGGCACGGGTACCCACGGGGGGGTAGCGGGCGGGCTGAATATCAATTAAAGCCTTTCACATTTTTTTCCCAAAATCAGCCCTATCCCACTTCAGCCGCCTATCGTCTACCCCCATTACCCCCTAGGCACCCGTTTGCAGCCCCTAGGAGCCCGTCTGTGACTTTCTAAGCCTTGGGGGGTACCTCTGGGGCCTCCGCCCTACCCGGGCCTTGTAATGCCATTCCCAAACTGGTCACGACATCCGGGTTCTGACACATCAGTTGCATCAGGGATGTCTCTAGGATCCTGATCTTAGTCTCAGATAGACCTAGTTCATAGACCCCATTCACCATCTCTAGTAGTTCATGTACTAGTGTACTGTAGTAGGGTATACCTCTTAGGTCCTTAGAGATGTGTATCTCAGGAGTAGGGTAGTAGAAGAACTGACCAAATTCATCCTTGGGCATCTCAACAGGGCTCACTTTGATAACATAGGGTGACCACTTGATGTCCATGGATGGGTCCTTTCTAGTGCTTGGCCCGGTTGACTGATCGGTGGACGATCCTTAGATTTGACCTACGGTTATCCCGGGGATTCCCGTTCTTGTGGTCGATGTCCTTACCGTCGCCCTTACGGGCCTTGCCCTCACGGATCATCATCCGTCGAACCTTGTTTCGATGAGCCCGGTCCTTCTTGTACTTATCGGTACCACCGTACTTACGATATTCTTCTTTGTAGTCACGATCAGACATCACTTGGCCTTCTTCTTGACCTTGAGTCGGTTCTTGACCTGTCCATAGGCAATGGCATAAGCCTTGTCCTTGGACATCCCCTTACGCATCAGGGCTTCGACAACTTTCTTTGGCATTATCGCTTACCTCCGCCACCCTGTGCGCCCTGATTGCCGACTTGAGTCTTCAGAGCACCCATGTTACCAATGGTCATCCCACTCTTACCAGCAGCAAGAACACCCATATTAGGCTTTGGTGTGTGCTTGGTCTTACCCGGGGTAACGCGGCGACCCTTGGATCCCTTGGTCTTAATCTTGAGTTCAGGAGTAACAAACTTGTTCAGCATCGACATGATTACCTCTTTGCAGGAGAAACTTTAGGACCAGATGCACCACGCATCCCGATCTTCATCTTTTCACGCTTCTTAGAAGCCAGTTCAGACTTGGACATTTCGCCCACAGTCTTGGGGGTCTTCTTACTAATTTTGCGACTAGGGCGGCAGTACTCGTTCTTACCACCTCCACCGCAGGGCTTACCAGTACGGGTATCGACCCACTTCTCGTCCGTCCAACGCTTCAGGTTAGCCCCGGCTTCTCCCTTACGGACATCGCCCTTGGCCTTCCGGCACTTGGCGGTAGCCTGAGCAGCCCTTGCGGACCACTTGCCGTACGACCGCATGACCTTACGATAACACGCATCCTTGGGCATAGATCACCACGCCCTACAGGACCAGTACCGAGCCTTGGTCTTAGGCCCCGGGTTGTCGCAGTTGTGTCGAGCCCGGAAGTTGGCCCTACGACCCGGGATATGCTTCTTGATCTTCATCTTGGGGTCGCCAAAGCGGACCACCTTCGTCTTCTCTCCGTCCTTGACGCACACGGCGGACTTCTTGTTTCCACCCGGGGTACGCCACGGAGTATTCAGTTTCTTGCCATTACACGGGCTTGCCATTTGCCATCTCCAGTAATTCCTTGGGCAGGGCCTCACGCAACTCGCGCATGGCCTTAGCCAACTTGGTTGACGCCTTTAGGGAGCGTTCGCTTCTTAGGTGATCCTCATAAGAAAGCAGGGCTCTGCAAGCCTTATGGGTCAGGTTCAAAGACCACTCAGTCACAGGCTCATCCATGTGTCACCTCTGGGCCTACGCCCGACAGCGTGTTCCATAAACCGTTCTAGTTCACGATCCAACTCTTCCTCACGACGCTGAGTAATCTTACTCTGGGCATCCTGAGCCATCATTTCAGTCCAGAACCCCACGGCCATTGCCAGAACATCCAGTCGGTCATCGTAGGCCAAAGCCTTACGGACCCGGGTAATTCGTGACATCTGCCACAGCAGGCTGTACTGAAGTGCCTTCTCCGAGGCGTATTTCTTGGTTGACTCGTAGTCAGACCGGATCACATTGGTGTCAATGACCAGCCTGTGCTGGCACATAACGGGTTCCAAGGTGTCAACGATCCGGCGTTCCTTCTGGGTGTTGTGACGGACCTCTTCGACCGTACACGGGTACGACTTCATCAGGTACGGCTTCAGCAGTTCGGTAAACATACCGTCGCCAAAGTTCGATTCCACGATGATCTTGTTCACCGCTTGGGTCTTGGCAATGCCAACCAGACGCTCCATGGTTGTCTGGTCATACCCACCAGTCAGGCCACCAGCATCGGTGACATACAAGAACCCATTCAGCATCTTGACAACCGCATAAGCAGTCTCGTTATCGCCACGACCCGAGGGGTCAATAGCCATGATGCTGCCAGAATACGGCACCCACTTGCCCTGCATATCCATGGGGCTGTAGTACCGATCTCCATTGAATCCCACGCAAGGGATATCCTTGACGATGTTACTGGGGTTCATAGCCCAGACAGGCTTCTCAGGGGCGTTCTCTGGGTTCAGACCGAAGACAATCAGGTCGCTCAACTTGAGCGGATACCTGTCAGCGTCACTCAGAGTCGAATCCAGCATGAACTGTAGAGCAAACCCGGTACGCCCGTAGGACGCTTCACGCTCCATCAGGTCAATGGCGTTAAATCGCCTAGGATCCGTTGGGTCGCCTTCTGATCCATCTCGCAGCATGGGAGCCAGTTTCTCCCCAAAGGCCGTCTTCAGGCGGGAATCGGGGTACCTAGCGGGCCAGACACGGGTGTCATAGCCCTTTTCATGCAGACCGTGGTAGATCGACTGTTCGGTCTGCGGCGTACCTAGATAGATCACCTCCCCTCCGGGTTTGAGAACTGCTTCAAACTCAGCAATGGCACCCTGCAACTTGTCCCTCATCAGGAAGGTTGCAGAGTTATTCAGCGATTCGACATCGTCGGCAATGATCAGGTCAGCACGGCTACCCGTAATCTGACTGGTGATTCCCTTAGAAACAACACTAGGGGCTTGCGAAGCCGGAGCAGGACCAACATCGAACGCAATCTTGGAGTTTCTCTGGTCTTCCCTAGGTTTTAGGTGTTGGCAAATCGGAATCTCGTTGATCAACCTCAAAGTAAAAGTACTGAAGTCATCTGCTCGTTGCTTAGATGCAGATACCACCAGCACATTCAATTTGGGGTCCATCAACAACCGATAGACCACATAGGCACTAGTAAGCCAAGACTTACCCACACCACGGAACGCCTGAATGACGCGCCTACGGGGCCCCTTCTGGAGGTACTTGGCAATGTCCAACTGGATAGGGGTAGGCTCTGGTAGCCCAAGATGGTCCCACGCCAGATAGACGAAGTTCCTGAAGTCCTTTAGTTTGCGTTCTAGTTCACTCAAGCGGCTTCTTCTTCGTCAAAGGGCATGATCTTGGCAAGATTCAGCATGGGCTGCGAGGCATCAGGAGTCGCGTCAATGCCGTTGTCCTTGAGGAACTGACGGGCAACGCTAAGATCCGAGGGGGTCGCATCCCCTGACTGGATCTTTTGCAGCAACTCTTGAGCAAGAGCCGAGTGGATTGCTTCAAGGATTTGCTTGTTCATGGTTTACTCACGCATAACTACAAACAGCACTAATCATAGCGGTTGCCAAAGCATCGTAGCCATTTGCCTGATCATTAAATGTACGAAGGTGGGCTTGACCAGCAGCATCATACATGGTGGAACCAGACACACCGCCAGTTAACAGATCCTGTGCGCTGTAAAACTGAGCAACATCGACAGCAACAACGCCCTTTGAAGCGTTATTTGTAGCCACAGTAGCCGCTGCCGCAACCGTGGCTGCCCTATCAGCAGACCAAGTAGAAACAGCAGGAGCAGGGTGACTTGCGCTAATAATGAATGCAAGGTTGTTGGCGTTATTACCAACAGCCTCCCAGCGTTCAATCAACTTATTAATGCAAGCCGTAATGTTGGTGATGAATGAGGCTCCTGATTCTGGCCCATTGATTCCAACATTTATCCACACAATCGCACGGCCAGAGCCGCTTGCTGCAATTTGACGCGCGGCAATTTCTTTCAAGTACGAGTCAAGAACTCCAGCGTTGCTTTCCAATCGGTTTCGGAGATGAATGCTCTGTGCGCCGCCTTGGTAAATGTAGTTATTAACTGCGTAACCCTTAGAATTGAGGCGACAAATTGAGTGCCACAGTCCTGCAAAAGGCCCAACAACCGGATCTCCTTGACTGATATTATCCCAAGAAGCGCACACATCACTAGCAGCAACTCCATTGGCAACCGTAGGACCAGTAAAAGTTACCGTAGAAGTTCCATACCAGTTGTTTGCAGATCCGCCGCTGGTCTGAGTAATAGGTCCTTCAGTTGCAACAAAGCCAGTCAAAACAAGCCCAGTCGTGCGAAAAGTTCCAGAACCGGAAGCAAACTTACCATACACGCAGCGGTACTGAAGGCTTGGTTGACTTTGAGCATTGAGAATAGGACTAGATGCCTTCAAGTAAACAAAATTCTTGTTTCCTTCGCTGGTATAGGTGTTACCCGCTGCCACAAAAGCACCATCCCAAAGGAATCCGGTAAAGCGTGGAAGCAACTTTCCAAAGCCTACATCTGGATTGTCTGTTTCCGTGGAGTAACCAAGATTTGTCTTCAAAGCAATAGCGTTTGCATCGCTTTGCCCCACACGGTGTTCCAAGCGTGATACAGGACCCACTGCTCCGGCTGGTCCGTTATCGGCTGTACCCGGCCAATTACACTTAACATTGGTACCCAACGGGTTCACGCCAACAATGGGATCACCACGGTCAAGACCAGAAGAACTTCCAGTTTCAAGAGCGGTTGGAATAAGTGCCGTAGCATACATCGGAATCCCCATAAAGCAGCCGAGGGCCCGATGAAGACCGCAGGTGTAGCCATAAGCGTAGGCTACACTAGCCGGAACTCCAGCACTTTGGAAACCGGCATTGCTGTCCCCAATCGTAATAATGTCTACTGAATCGGTTCCATTGACCGCATCACGCAGAAACACTCCAGCACGGGTACTTCCATTTACTCCAGCAATCGGAACTGAAGACACAGACGTGCCAGTCTTCTTAAAAATCACAGTAGTCTTTGAACGCCTTGACATGTATTTGGTTTCCTGTTATTGGTATCTTGGAGTTATTTACTCGGAAATCCAAGCATTAAAGGTGTTGCTGCCGCCGCCAATCAAGCGAATGCGCATATAGGGGGCAAGAGCAACAACCTTGTTCCACGAGTTCAGGGGATTCCCAGTATCAATTTCGCCCGTAGCAGCGGCGTATTCAGGATCTTCAATCTTCAGGACATCAATAACAAACCAAGTGGTGTTATCGATAGAACCTTCAATGGTGCCCTTGAAACCGCTAGCGATCTTGGAACCGCCATGGCGCACCGAGACCATACCAAACTGATCGGGACGCTCACGGGCAACGTAAGTAGTTGAGACAACAGCCGTAGAACCGACAGCACCGTTAATAACCTGAGTGGAGAACATTATGTTTATCCTTGTGGAAAGAGTTTAAAAAGAACGTGAGTAAGAAGCGAGGCAATAGCACCCACGGTGGCTGCAATGCCCATTGTGAAAGACTTAGAATGTTCTAGTTCCCGAAGACGGCCTTCGTGATTCTTGAGTTGATCTTCCTGCATACGTTGCATCTGTAGTAGCGCATCCACCTTGCCCTCAAGACGGCCAATCGCCAGCATAATTTCCGGGGTGTCATGGTGGTGCATTAGGCGATTTTCTGGAACAATCCAAATTGAGGGGAACCTGTCGTGCCTGAAGTCAACCCACGCAGGACCCAAGTCCCACTAAGTTCCGTCCATCCAGCGGGAGGCGATGTCCAATAACCGCGGTAGTCACCGAAGTTTGTAGTAATGACATACAACTTCCACGGCAGCGTTATCACCGCACTACCATCCCAAACATTGTTGGCGACGTTGTTTGGAATATTATACAAGGGAGTGAATGTTCCGGTTGAAAACAAGAAACTATTGGTGGCAGATACACCACGAACCCCAAGATAAGTGCCAATGGGAAAATTGGTAACGTTCATACCAGTCGCAGGAATCCCGCCACCAGCCGTATCCACATAATTCTTAGTGGCTGCATCGGTCGATAAGATCGGATTTGCCAATCCCGTGATCTTCTTCCCGTTCATTGCCAAATCGGATTCAGGAGCGGAAAGGGTCGCCACGGTTACGCTGGTAGCCAACTTACCAACGCTGATGGTGTTGTTCTCGATCTTGACATTAGTCACAGCACCCTCTGCCAACTGGTCTGTATCAACGGCTGCGAGGGCAATCTTTTCGCCAGACACGGCTCCGTTGCTAATGTTCGCTTCTTGAACAGCCAAAAGACCCAACTTGGCATTCGTGACGGCCCCAGCACCGATCTTGGTTTCGGTAACCGCTAGGTTGTTGATTTTTACGGTCGTTACTGCGTTAGCGGCAATCTTGTCTGGAGTCACCGCATTTGTAGCAAGGTAGACATCCGTGATTGACCCCGGCGCAATAGCATCGGCTACAGCACGGGCGACACCAAAGTTACGAATCAGGACCTTGTCATTAAGGCTAGCCGCATTCGGAGCGGTAAGCGAAAGGCTGATGCTTCCCTTAGCACCGGAAAAAGTATAGCCTGTCGGAGTGACCGTGACCCCATTCTTGGTAACCAAGTACATCTCAGGCACCGTCGCAAGGGGCTCAGGTTCTTCAACACTCAAACCGAAGTTGGTCTGTCCAGCGGTAGCCGTAAACTCCCAAGTCTGAGGAACAGTCTGCGCCTTGCCGTATAGGGCCAAGGTGTCCACATAGTTCTTCGTAACCGCATCACCGGGGTCGCTAGGAGCCGCTACAGCGGTGATCTTCTTGCTGTCGGCATCCCATGCGGTACCATCCAAGGTCGGTCCAAGGGCTCCAGAGCCTGTATCAGCCCCTTCCTGAGCAATGTGCAGTAGACCAACCACCGCGTTATCCAGATCCTGAGCAGTCAGGACTGAAGCATCCTGAAAGTCCACCACACCACTCTGGAATCCGCTGGTCGTGCTTGGCGTTTCGCGGTAGATCCGAACAATGCTTCCAGTAGTTGGAGCAGCGTTTAGAACAATCGTTGGAACGCCGTTGATCGTTTGAAGGCTATAGGCACTAGACTGCTGAGTGTTTCCATCGATTTTGACTTTCAAAAATGAAGGACTCAGCCAACCGTCAATCGTACTGATGTTGTAGTTGACTTGGCCTGCGGTGGAAGTGTATTGGACATAACTAGCCATGACTTTGCTCCTTAGATTCAGTTTGAAGACCGGGGTTGACGGCGGTTCAGGTTGTACTCATCCGAGATTTCCTCTTCCAGAATGTTCAGGTACTGTTTGATACCCGGCATATTCTGGAGCGGCAACAGCATACGGCCCATGTGGACCGTCTTACTGGTTATCTGTCGTTCAATATCCAGCCCAAGCGGCTTACCGATCAAGGCTCCCTTGGCATCATTGATAACCCCTATAGCGTTCCTGATGGTGGTTTCGCCGGGGAAGCCAAAGGCACTAAGACCCGAATAACGATAGGGAGCAAACAGGGGGTCTTTATCGACCAGACCCCACATAGCATCTGCACCCTTGGTCAACAGGTACATTTCCGAAGGGCCGGAGAACGATCCGCGAACAACTCCCTCAAGGGTCAACAGTTCTTCGCGCTTCTTGGCTTCCTCGTAGTTCCTAGCCTGCTTGAAGGACCACCAGTCGGCGTAGTTGCGCCCGTAGCCAATCAGACCAGCAAGCATGGCGGTAGCCGTGATTTCCTTGGCTACCTGAAGACCACCACCCTGCTTGACTCGTCCAGCATTCTGGATCAGGAAGTTGTCGATACCCTTCAGATTGAAGGTGGAGAACTGAGTGACCAGACGGCCCCACCAAGTGAAAGCCATCTTATGGAAGTCACCCCGGGTTGGAACATCCTGAATGCGGGTGCGGACCATGCGATCCACAAACTTTTTCAGTTGATCCATCTCGACAGCATCCATGTTCTTCAAGCCCACAACGCGCTTGCCCAAGAACCCGTCCTTGAGTTCCGCATTGGCGGCTACCCACTCAGCCAACTTCTTGTATTCGTCGGGCTCAAGACCTAGGCTACGGATGGCCCCAACATCCAGACCCTTCTTGATGGCTCCAGAACCAAACTCAAACAGATGCTGGAGGGTCGTAGCCGCCGTCAACTGCTGGGTAAAACTGTTGATCGGGGCCAGACCAGAGATGTCCGACATCAGGTTTGTAGCCCCACGCATGGCGTTCTGGAAGGGTCCGGTGTACTCAGTAGAGCCCAACGGGTCCATAAAGGTTCGCCGCAGACGGTCGGTGGATGGCGAAAACCACGAATCCAAAAGGGATGCAAAGTTCTGAGCAGGACGATCAAGGTTCTTGTAGTTGGCAATCATTTCAGCCAACACAGGCAACTGCGTAAAGGTCTTACGGACTCCAAAAGTTCCGATGAGTCGCGAAATTTCGTTAATGGCTGCAAGGCCGAACTGACCTCCAGTAGTCAGGTACCCATACTGCATGAACAAGGACATGGCCTTGTCACCAAACTTGGGGGCTCCTGAGTAGATAGGTTCATACCGCAGGGCGGCAATGACTTCCTTCAGGCCCTCAAGATGTCCATCTTCGATTGCACCACCAAGTTTACGAGCCGTATCGAGCATCTCGTTGATGGTGCTGACCTTCAGCGGCTCCTGAATCTCGACCCCATTAACCACCGTCTTGGGACCCTTGAAGCCGTTTGCAGCCAAGTAGTCGTTGAATCCGTTGATCAACCGACGCTCGTTGACGGCCCCCATGACTGAGGTGATGTACTTCTTGAACACCTTGGGCAGATCGTCATCAAACAGGTCTGCAAGGGACAGGTTGTTTCGACCGTTACCCAACAGGTCCCCAGTAGTGGTGATCTCAGCCGACTCGTCCAGCAGAATACGGGCACGGCCAAAGGGAGTCCTACTACCCGTCTTAGCCTTCAGGGGGCCAAGAAGATCCCCAAGGGCCTCCACCAGTTCCTGATCCTGCTCGGTCATAGGAGCATTCTCGGTGGACTTGGCAATCCTAATCAGACGCTCCGTGAAGACCTTGGCAGCAGCCTTGACATCTCCAGTAAAGGTTTCTTCGACCCCATCGATAACAACCTTGCGTCCGTTCTTGGCAATGGCCTGCTCAATCAGACCAGTCAAGGCTTCAGTACCTTCACTAGTGGTAGCCAAGCGTCGAATCATGTCGAACCGCCACAGACGGGGAACATAATTCACAACAGCAGCCTTGGTGAATCCAGCCACACCAGCCTCAAAGGCAATGTTGTGGATCTTCTCAAAGATCTCCTTGAAGCCACGGGCAGCGTCATTTACAGCCGACACCGTGTCATCAAAGTTACCAGAACGCATCTGCTTCATTATCCGACGGTTGAACTGAAGCCGAAGATCCTTGTTGCCGAAGGCGTACTTCCAGTTGTCCAGAAGCGTACCAGCGTCTTCAGCAATATCCTCAGTCCCACGACCCATGGCAAACCGCACAAATGAGTTGCGATAGCCACGCATAAAGGTGAACATGGTGGAGTGCAGGATCTGACTGCCAGCCTCAAAGATGGTGTACTTGGTAGCCGATTCAGTCGCTCGACGGGCATTGAAGGCCAGCGAAGCGATCAACCGAACGGCACCATTCTCCGACTCCATGGCCCTAGCCGCCTGATTCAGCAAGGGAGAAATCAGAGGAATTCGCTCGGTAAACCAAGTTGACAACTTCTTAGGCACACCGTCAAATGTTCCC